GCACAGCCTCTTGATGTCGTCCTTGGGAGATGGCTTTCTCTTCGGCACCCACCCCAATTTCTCGAAATGCGCCACCAGCTCCTTGAGGCGCTGCATGGACAGCGTGCCGGCGGAGTCCACGCCGAACCGCTCCTGGAGCATGGCCCGGTAGGCATCGTCCGGCATGGCTAGGTCTTTGATGGCCATGTGGGTCTGGGCCAGCAGGGACCGGCGGGAAGTGAATACGGCCATGGTGTCCTCGTTCTTGGCTGCTCATCAGGTCCCTGCCGCCACGCCGGGACGACCTCCCGCAGGAGGTTTCGCTTATCGTCTGCCAGCTGTCCCGTACTCTTCGAGGGGCATGTCAAAGCCCTTTCGGACAATCCACCAACAGGCCTTACACCGCCGCCAATACCCTCCAGAGAGCATCCGCCCGCAGTCCGCGCAATGCCGCTTCGGCTGTTTCTGTACACCCACTTGGTCCTGGACAATGCACAGCACGGGAGTGGATGATCTGCCAGCGCCCCCAGTGCTCTCCCGTAGAGGTCTCGATGTCCCGCTCTCCGCTCTCCATTCTCTGGACTCGAGCCTTGCCTTGGACCTGTGCTCTGCTTTCCTGGACGCTTTGGACGCGGCAATTTCGGCGCAGATCTCATGGAACCATGCCCATGTTGGCTCGAACACGATGCCCCATACATACTCCATGGCTCGACTGACATTCACGTATCCTGCATCCACCATCGACAGTTTGTATCTCGCCGCGGATGGTTTCCCCTTCCTCTGGACCAGCGGTTTGAGCAACCCGTAAGGGCCTCGCATACGCCCTGTGTCGCTCAATTCATACCTGTCGTCATAGGGCAGATGTCTCCAGTTCATTGCTGCCCCTCCATACATGACAGGGCGGCCTCCAGCACGTCGCATCTTGTCAGCATCTCCGCATACTGAGAAGCCACCGCCTTCCTGAACCGGTCACATTCGGCCAGCTCTCCGCCCATGTTCCGCAACTGCTCTTCCTGGCTAGACAGGGTCCGCAAGGCAGATCGCAGGTAGCCATCCTGTTCTTCCAGGCGGTCTGCGATCTCAACCAGCGCGCGGCGGCTCATTGCACTACGCCCTGCACGGATAAGATCTATCATTTCAATGGTGGTCATTCGCTTCCTCCATTCAGTCGTTCCCTCCAGTTTTTGATTGCCTCGCGCATAGGCACGGGTTGGAATTCATCCGCAAGCGAAGGTCGTTCCGCAGACCCTTGCATTTCCTGAACGGGCCCGCGACGTCTGGACTCTTCCTCGCGGCGCACGTTCCCTTGGTGCCACGCCTTCTCCGCGATCTCGTACACCACGGCCCGCAAGTAGTTGTGGCCATCAATAGGCCGTTCCAGCTTGCCATGGACGTCCCTGTCCAGCATCGTCTGAATGCCCTTGGCCCAGAACTCCGGGCGACTCGGCACCACGCGTTGGCCCTTCCAGCTCATGTCCTTCTCGGCCACCAACTCGGCCAGCTCGGCCACGATCCTGCCCACGCGCTCCCAGGTCAGCACCCGGGGGGACTCGGGCTTGCGGAACAAGCCGAGGTACGCCCAGCAGATCCGTGGCAGATCGCCGGGCAGCTTGCCCACGGCCACTACGGCCCGCTTGGCATCGTCGTCGACCAGGAAAGATTCAAGGGGGCCATACGACCCGCATGTAGGGCAGGTGCCCTTCATTCCGTGTCCACCGTAATTCTGGTCTCGCATTCAGGACAGAACGCCGCTATCCTTTGCCTCCCGATGGCCACCCCAAAATCGTGATCGATCCAGAAATCCGGGTGGTTGGTCAGGTCCACGTCCAGCCCGCAGGCAGGGCATGTCGCGATCAACTCGATGTTCCATCTCGCCACGACGCTCACGGCATTCGCTCCTCAGCCACGGTCGCTGCTGCGGGCGTTAATCCGCGCCCATTCCCAGTGACAGCGCCGCTTTCCATCCTCGTCTGGTGGCCACACGATGCGAGCGCAGTAGCTTGAGTCCTGTCTGTTTCTGAGCTTCCGCTTTGTCCAGGCAAGGCAATTATTCTTGCAAAAGGCCCGCGGTACGTCGTCAATAAGGGGTACATCGGCACCATCTCCGTCACCGTGCACTCGATCCCGTCCACGAACATCCTCTGTCGCACTCGGACGAGTTCCATCATGGCCGTGCATCCTGACTCCACAGCTCGAAGAGATCCTCCGGGGTGATGGTGTGCGCCACGCACATGCCGCACTCACACTTCGGACAGACCCAGTCCGGCCCGTATGTATCCGGCCGTCGCGGCACGAATTTGTCCGCGTCGTCCTTGTACCCACAAATCCCGCATGTGATCTGCATGATCTCTCCGTGGCTGCTCATCAGGCCCGGGCCGCCACGCCCGGACGACAGCCCCGCAGGGCTGTTTCGCAGAGGTCAGACCGCAGCCTTCTGGATCTCTTCCTCCTTCACCTCGTACCAGAAGCTGTCCTTCTCGATGTTCCGGCAGCCAATCAGCGCCAAGCGCTCCTCGGGCCACGTCCGCAGGTGCTCCTTGTCCACGTCCTCCTTGGTCCGGATCCCGGCCGAAAGCCCCAGCTCCTTGAGCTTGCCGAGCACCTGCTTCCAGGTGATCTTCGGCATTGTCCCCAGCTCCTTGGACCGCCGGTAGCCGATCACGCCGTAGGTCAAATCCAGGGACCGCTGCTTCGGGAACAGCTCGTCCTTGTTGTACTCGGCGAAGGCCAGCAGGCCGTTCTCCATGGCGTCCATGCGGCTCGCCAGGGGCGCGATCTTCTGTTCGGCCTCGGCCTTGGCCCGGTCGATGTCGTCGTTCAGAGCGGCGTTGATGGCCGCGATCTGGCGCTTCAGCTGGCCGATCTCCGCCAGCACCTGATTGGCCTGGGTGCGGTCCTTCACGGGGTAGAGGTTCGTCGGTTTGTTTCTGGCCATGCTTTCTCCTATCTCTTGAAGGTGTTCGGCCCTGCGGCGCAGATTCTGCAGTCGCCGTCGCAGTTGATCTTGAAATTGGGCACTATGAAGCCGCGCTCCATCTCCTGCGCCATGTCCGCGGCCGCGATCAGGTTGCTCTTGATGAGCCGGATCATCGCCGCCTGTTCCTCGGTCACCTGGTGCATGAGCGCACCCAGGGCGATCCCGCATTTCCGTATTTCCTGACTGACCATATTTTCCTCCGCTATTCCGCGTTATTAGGTTTGTGTTCGCACTCCTGGCACATCCGCCACCACCGAAGCGCCCCGGGGCTTCCCATGGGCATGGACCCGGACCGCTGCGCACACTCCACAGGGCTGACCAGGCCGCCCGAGTACGGGCAGTACACCCTGGAGAAAACGTCCAGGATCCGCGCCGCCATCCGGTCCGTCTTGCCCGGGTACTTGCCCGACAGGACAAGGCTCACCGCCGTGCGGCTCACGCCCAGGTCTGCGGCCACGGCCGTAATGCTCCGCGCCTCGACCTGCTCGCGCAGCAGGGTCATCCACGCTAGATCCGCCATGATTCCCCCGAGTTCAGGTCTATGACCATACGTGTCGTGGCGTTCCAGGACGGGGCCTCGATACCGGTGTTGCGGTCGCTCGGGAGCACCCACCCGGACCGCGTCCTGGCCAGGATCCCGGCCCGTGTCAGAGCGTTCAGGTACCGCCGCAGGTTCTGCTCCGCTGTGGCTTCCGTGCCGTCGGCGACGGTCATGAGAATGTCGTCCAGACTGGCCTTCCCTCTGATGCGCAGGTAGCGCCACGCCTTGGCCCTGAGCGTTCCGACCGCCCGGGACTGCGCGTTGCCCGGCCTCGGCCCGCCGTTGATCTCAAGCCCGGCTTCGACCCATGCCCGGCCCTTGTCCGTCAGCTCGTGCACGCCCTGGACGCTCGTCACCAGCCCGCGATCCAGCAGAGTCCGCAGGCAGCTCAGCAACCGGGGACCGGTCATCCCCTCGATGCGCTCGGCCAGCTGCGCGGTGGTCGCGCAACCGGCCGAAAGCGCGGTCAGGATCTGCCGGCCCGGCGTCATGGCCTGGCCCCCTGGGAGCGTACCGTCTTGGGCTGGCGGCTGGCCCAGTCGATGCCCAGCACAACGCCCTGGAAACCGGCCACGTCGGCCTTTTCCAGGCCCGATTCCTTGGCGATCCGCTCCACGTTGGCCACGATGTTCAGCACGTCCCGCATCTTGCCGCCGGACAGCCGGTGCACTTCGGCGCACATGGCCTCGGTCATGGGCACCTCCGACAGCAGGTTGCAGGCATAGGCCACGTCGGCCACCGTCGCCGGCGTGAACTCCACGGCCTGGGCGATGCGGGAGTGGATCTGCCCGTACTTGGCCAGCATCCGCTGGATCCGCTCCATGCCGATCAGCACCACGGTGATCTCGGCGTAGTCGCTGATGTCGCGGATCTTCTCCAGGACCTGCGCCCCGTTAGAGAGGCAGAACTCCGCCTCGTCGATAACGAGGGGCTGCTGGGTCCTGGCCAGGTGGTCCAGAAGCCGCGTGAACAGCTGCTGATTCGTGCCCGTCGGATCCACGGTGCGCAGGGTCGCCGCCAGATCCCGCAGGAAATAGCGGGGGCTCCAGTCGACCTTGGCGCGCAAAAAAACGGCTCCGGTCTCCACGGCCCAGCGGTCCGCCGTGTGGCTCTTGCCCAGGCCGGGCAGGCCATGCAGCAGGAGCATCCCCGCTTCTGCGGCTCCGCGTTGCTCCACGGCTCGCACCGCAGCCACGAACCGGCTGTAGTTCTCGGTTTTGACAAACTGCTTCCTCATCTTGTACGTTCCTCCATCAGGTTGAGTTCAGGACGTTTCCCTGGGCATCTTGGCCGGAGCTGCCGCTACAGTTCCGGCCTCTTTTTTTACCAGGGCCTGGCCTTGATGACGGCCACCACGGCCGCCAGCGCAACGATCGCAATGATCCAGCAAATCATCTCGAAGCCTCCTTCGCCTGGGCCATCGTCCCGGCGTAAGCGATCTTTTCAAAGGCATACCGATCCGCCATATCCGCGTAGTCCGGGCCCTGGGCGTACCGTTCCAGCCAGGCCTCATCGGCCTCCGTGCACTGGTCGCGGTGCTCCATCAGCCACCGGTAATGGTGGTCTCCGGACAAAAAGAGGGGGCGACCCTGGATCTTTGGCGTGGGGATCGGTTCGACGTCGATGGGTTCAGAGACAGCCCTGCCGATGACAAGTTCGTCGGAATACATGGTGCTTCCGGCCTCAGGCAGCGATATGACCGCGCCAGAATCGATGCGCTGGACCTTGGCTTGGAGACGCTTCAGCTGTCCCTTGCGGCGCCTCTCGTCAGCGACCTCGATGCGTGCTTTCGGCCTATAGGCCACCGCATGGGCATCGAGTTCTGCAGTGCAGATCTTCACGCCGTTAGTGCCGAAGACATAGACCTTGGAGCTGTCCCAGAAGTCGTAGCGCACCTCCACCATCTCCAGGTGCATCTCCTCCAGATCCTTGTGAGAGTATTCTCCGTTCAAGAACTGGACTTTCCCGTTTCTGACCCTCCGATGGGCGGCGGGCATGAAGAGTTCTTCTCGCAGGTTGTCAGGGACCGTCACGGGCTCGAAGCCCTTGGCCAACCCCGCGTTCCAAGCCTCGTTCGGGGTCATGGGGCGCCAGCGGCCTGAAATCTCGTCCACGATCTTGGGCATGCCGGCGCCGCGGTGGGGCGTATTGTTGTACTCATCCCAGCGCTGCAAAATCACAGTTCGAAATTCATCCCAGGTGGGCAGGGCGTTCCCGCCGGCGCGCAGGGCCTGGCGCGAAATCTTGTACATCTTCTTCATGGCATCCTGGTCGACGCTGTCATGCATGCATGACGGCAGGCGCTTTGATGCGGACACGCAGATCGTCTGGATTGCACGCTCCATCAGTCCCTTGCCTTGTGGCCTCCCGGGGATGGACGGAGTCAATTCGGTCCCCAGGCGCGCCATCATGCCCGTGCCCTCAGCAGTCCAGACGGCGTTTCCGTAACCAGGGCCGTTATCCGCGTGCAGCATGGCCGGGATGCCGCCATACAGGCACGCCATGCGGATCGCGGCCAGGGTGCTGATGGCCGATTCGGACAGGGCCACGGAGATACCCACGCAGCGGCGCGTTGCGACATCCACCACCAGCGTGATTTCTGGCTTGAAGGGGTTGCCCGTATGGGGGTGCTGGATCTCCGCGTCGAACGTTGTCCCGTCCATGGTGTAGATGTCGGTGGGCCAGAGCTGAGACGTGTCGAGCTTTTTGTGGGGCAGGATATGCAGCATTGCATTCCCGGTTCTGCGGCCCTGCTCCTTCGCCGGCAGGGAAAGTTTCGCCACGAACCGGCGCACGGCGTGGATGCTCGGCGCGCCAGGGTTCGGGCGGTGCGGCAGGCCGAACACCTGGCGGTAAGAGTCTGCCAGGGAAGGGTTGGTGTGCCGCTGATACACGGCCAGAAAATCGGCTGCCCACGCCGGCACGCCAAGATCCTTGCCGGTCCTGGCCGGGGCCAGTGCACCCTCGCCGCCCTTTGCGAAATCGCTGCACCAGCGCTGCAGGCTGCGCTTGGACAGCCCGCGCTCCCCTCCGGACCGATCGTTGGCCATGACCACCATGGGCACGAGATGCTTGGCCAGCTCGCCGCGCCGCGACGCCTCCACCAGGTTGTCCATGATCACGGTCTTGGCCAGGCCAGTGGCCGCCAACCGATCAATCTCCCGCACAAAGGCCAGCCTGGCGCACATCACGCCCCGTTGCTTGGTGGTCAGCAGCGACGTGTCCACGGGTGCCGTGATGGCCGGCGGCTGCGGCGTTTCGGCCACCGCCGGCGTCGAGGCCTTCAGCTCCCACGCCAGCACGGCGTCGCGTACGTCCTGGGGCAGGTTGCCCAGCGCGAAGGACTTGGCCTTCCCGCTCTTCACATGCGGCCAACGCTCCTTCTTGGAACGCTTCTGCACGGCCTGCCGTGTCACCCCGAGCACCTCTGACAACCGCGCTGCTGTGTAGCTCATGCCTGGCGCTCCTCGATTGCCCATGCCGTCTGTTCCAGCCGGAACATCCGTCGGGCGATCTTCAGGGCGTGGCTCCGCGATCTGGCCGCGCACACGCACAAAAAATCACCGCTTTTCGCAGACCTGAAGACCAGAAACCGCCGTGTATCCGTGTTCATAGAGCCCTCACTCGTTGAATGCCTGCCCCGTCCGAGACCGGGCAGGCGTTGAAGGAATGAGCGTTGTTGCCTCTGCCAAACCCTGGTATGGAGCCGTCACCACAACAAACCCTGTAGCCAGGAGAAGAAACCATGAAGCCTGTCGGATCAGCTCATTTATTGGGAAAAAAATTTGCCGAGTTCACTACACAAACCTTCATGACCACAGCTGGATGCGCCAGGCCAGACGTTGAACAAGAGATCATGCGCCTCTCAGTTAGTGCCTCACTGCCTGCGATACGCGAGCGCCAGCGGGAGGCCGTAAACGAACTGATCAAGACAGTGCTCGACCGGCCGTCTGAACAGCAGCAAGAACTCTTGCGCGGAACTCCTCCCATGAAACTAGCTCTTGTTTACGAGCGGGTGATGACTGCCCTCGACATTTTGACCTCAGCAGCCGGCGCCGCACCCTACTTTCGCGCACCATCCTTCCCCATGCCTGAAGAGGAGTTTCGATCCTTTGTTCGCACGGTGCTTCTTCAGGGCGATCCGAGTTAGCCAGGCCAATTACGGTCAGCACCCTCTTGGTGCTGGAGTCCACGACCGCAACCAGGTCACATGCAACGTCAAAACTTTCGCCGTCTTTCGAATACTCTTGAATCCGCATCATACCTGCCTCCTGCGCGGCATCACGCCGCGCGTTTTGCTTCCGTCCGCCCCGCGAAATATTCGCGCGGGCAGCCCATGTTCATGAAATGTTCGAACACCCGCATGCTGGTGCTGTGCCCGGTGATGAACCGCTGGATCATCGTCCTGGACAGGCCCATTTCCTTGGCGATGTCGGCCTGCTTGACGCCGTTCAGCGTCATCCACGCCTTGATCTTCCGTGCGTTCTTCTCGTTCATCATGCCCCCAGTCGTTCCAGCAGCTCGCGCTTCTTGCCGGCGCGCTTGCGCTCCTCGACAAGGATCTGGCCGTACTCGGCCAGCACCCTGGTTTCCTCGTCGGCCAGGCCGTGGCCCGTGCCGTCAAGGATGGCCGAAATAAGGCCATAGTCGCCCGTGATCAGACAGAACGCTGTCGCCAGCTCCAGAGGGAACCGCCACTCGCGCTTGGCCTCGGAGCACCAGTTGTGGATGTGATTCACGGACACGGCCTCGCCGGTCAGCCTGGTCATCTCCTGGGCCACCTCCTCGCGGGAGAGTTGGCAGGCGGCCAGGGCCTCTGTCAGCGCCTCGCGCACGGCCTCTTTCCGGCACAACCGCCCGGCACGAATGCCGTTTGTGCCGCCGGAATGGAGCGGGATGAGGAGCTGACGCGAGGCGGTGTCCTGGGTCGTGCGTCTTTTTGTCATTGCGGGGTTATTCTTGATTCGTTAGAGGTTGCTAAAGTTAGTTATTTTGTTAACTCGATACGGTTGCAGATAAACAGCTAGTTTTGTTCTTGTCAACCAAAATTCTGGTTGCAGAAAAAAATAATTAGATATTCATCGTGAAAACACGAAAAAAAGAACAAAATCAATTGATTGATACTGAAAAGCAACCGACGATAGTGGTTGCAGATGCGGTTGCAGATGGAGGCCCGCCAAGTGCAACCAGTTTTGATGCTATTTTGGAGAGGATGAAGGTCGCCACAAACACAAAAAGCGACACGGCTTTCGCCAAATCTTTGGGTCTCTACCAGTCATCCGTATCCTCGGCCAAGGAAAGGCAAAGCATCCCCCCGGCCTGGGCCGTCCAGATCGCCGAGATGCATGGCGTATCTATCGACTGGCTGATGTTCGGGGATGGGAGTCAAACGCGGAAGAAGAACGAGGAAATCGTCAGGGAGACGGTGGAGAAGCTCCAGGGCTGGTCGCCGCCGGCAGCCAGTCAGGCCGAGGCGGAGCCCGCGACAGCGACCATATATAATGATTGTG